CATTTCCTATGAAATACTTTCTAATGCTGTGCTGGACATCATTAAGGAAGAACGTCGCGAGTATGAAGAAGACAACGAGTAATTGTATGAGGATGAATGATACTGAATACAACTCTGCGGAATTTAAACCGGTAGAGCTTCCTTGTGGTAGTACCGCATACTTTGATCATGACAGTGGTATCAGCTATCGGTGTGATACCTGTTTTGCTGTGGTTGGTAGCATTGGTATGCCACGAAGCTGCAAGGAGTTAATGGATATGGATAGAGTTATTAATAAATTGAAAGGTAAGAAATGAAATCTCTCATTATGAAAAAAGGTAGCTGGCACTACCTGTTAGCTTCAATCACGATGCTCGGAGATCTCGAATATTACGACATGGACATCTGCCGTTACACAAGAAGGGTGCTTCTCGGGCTGCTAATCCTTGGTGTTGCTGCAATGCTTCTTGCATTCCTTGGTTTTATGTTCTGGAATGTAATTTTTGGTGTTATTTTTAGTTTAATTTATCATCAATTTCTCTTTACTGATCTCGGCATTCTTACGTCTATGATTATTGTGGTAGTTGCCGTGATTATTAATGTCAAGTTATTCGTGGATAAAGTTGCCGCCTGGGAACTGGCCCGTGATCTTAGGAAGATGAGGAAGGCAAAGAAACCTGATGGATTTGTAAAGGTTGCGTACAAAAGCTGGAAAGAGAAATACTGTGTAAGAGTTGAGTTTTCCGATTAATGCAATTTATATGAATAAAATACCTAATTGGCTGAATAAGAACAGAAAACATGTAGATTTCTGGGTGTTGGGTATTACCTTCTTCCTGACGCTTATAGGTTTTGGATCAACCGGTCTTGTTGCCTATCTGCACTGGAAAATGAATGGCGATATTGTCTATGGAATTATTTGGGCAGTTGGTGTGATTGTGTTTGCAATTGCAATGATTCCTATATATCGACTACATTTAGCGTATAAGAAACTTTCAGGGATGAATAAATGACAATTAAAGCAAAAGATTTTCCTGTCATTCAACAGGCACGGGCCGCCGTAAGAGCTCAATTCGCGTATTATTACGAAATGATGGCAAAAAAGGAAAACAAAATGAAACACACAAAAGGTAATTTACTCCGCTTAGCCGAAGCCGGTGAGTTTGATGTAATTGTGCAAGGATGCAATTGTTTCTGCACTATGGGCAGTGGTATCGCTAAGGAGATCCGCGAAACCTACCCGGAGGCTTATGAAGCTGATCTACAAACCGAACGTGGTGCTTATAGCAAGCTCGGTAACTACACCTACGCGGTTGTCCCCAATAAATTTGTTATTGTGAATGCATACACACAATTTGGTTTCAACAGAATGGGCGAAAATAAGGATCTGTTTGAATATACCGCATTCAAACTAATTTTGGAAAAGCTCGCCTATCAATTCCCGACTGCAAGGTTTGGTTTCCCATATATTGGTATGGGTTTAGCTGGTGGAAGTAAAGTTGACATCATGGCGCACTTAGAAAGCTTCAGCAGAAAAATTGAAGAGACTGGTGGCAGCGTTACATTAGTGGAATTTGTACCAACATGATTTTTGGTAAAACATACGTAGAACAAAAAACCGACCGTGACGCTGACCGCGAAAGAAAGATGCAGGGTGTTAAGAAATTTGCGTTCATGCCGGTGGAACTGGTAGACGGAAGATGGGTATTCTTTCAATTCTACTACCGGTATTATTCCGGCGGGCATGAGGTTTATTCTAATTTTTTGGATCGCAATGATTCTCACAAGTATGAATTCTGAAAATAAAGACGCTGCCGCGGCCGCCGCCTACAAATGGGCATACGAATATCTCCAAAGTCGCATGGAATCAATTGGAAGGCACAGCTGGGCACATGATTGTGATAGTGAAATCGAATTTAGAATTCAACAAGGCTGTTGCCAAGCCCTTGATAATAATACCGGAATCACTAAAACCAATGACACGGACTAATTTGTGCTGTATAATCTGTATAAAGTAAACACCTTAAAAGGACATATAATGAAAAAACTGGTTCTAACTCTATTGCTCGTGGTGGCATCTGCATTCGCATTTGCATTGCCGCTTCCTTCGGAGATTGGTCGAGTTATCGACTCCGGTGATTATGGAAAAGCCGAATCCATGTTAATGGAAGTAATGAAGGAAAAACCGACTGCCAAGGTGCATTATATGCTTGGCCAAGTTTATGCAAGACAAAAACGACATGCCGATGCAGTAAACGAATTAAAGCTTGCACAGGCATTGGATCCGCAACTCAAGTTTGCTGCTAAACCTAACATGTTCTATTCGATATTGGCTTCGGAACAGAATAGTGTTAATTTGAACAATCGCGTTATTGTAGTTCAGCCTAAACAACTGAATTCAGGAAATTCACAAACTGATAATAGTGGTTCCCAGGCTGCTGTATGGTTTTTCAGTATTATTGGTGCTCTTATTGCAGCAGGGCTCCTCTTCATGCTCATTACGTATATCATGAACAAGAAGCGCGCCGAACAAGAGGCCAAGGAAGCGGAAATTCTTCGAAAGAAGGAGCATGACGAACAGATGTCCTCTCTGTTAGAAATGTCTTCTAAACTCGATGATGCGGAGATTATCTGCAAATCTAGTGGCTACTCTACAGATATCAAAGACAAAATTACTGCTCGCATCAAGACTTTAAAAACTATGGTAGTGAGTATGATCTCTGATCTTCGCGACGGCGAGAGTATTTCTTCCAGCCGGGTTTATAACCTGAAGCAGAATGTCACCGACATTGTTGAATCTGCTAATAGTGGTATCTATAGTTCTATGCCGGACACTACCACAGTAAAGAAGAATGCAACTAAGGCTAAGTATGACAGATATGAATCTGTCCGACCATCTGCAATCTGGCAACACCCGGTTGCAGAAAAGAAAATCGAACCCGCAGTGGTTACACCGACAACTGCATCGGGCGGTGCTGGCGGTACAAACACCGTGGTGATTGATCGTGGCACCAACAATGGTTTTCTGGAAGGTATGCTGGTTAATGAGTTGTTGCATAGCCACCACACTGAACCGGCACCACGGAGACTTGCTGGTGATTCGTGGGATGATGAACCGGCTGTAAAGAAATCATCTGACAGTGGTAGCAACGATAGCTGGTTGTCGAGCTCCAGTCAAAGAGATACCGATTCTGGAAGCGATGATTCCTGGGGCAGTTCGAGTAGTAGTTCAAGCAGTGATTCGAGCAGCAGTTCGGATTCGTGGAGTTCGAGCAGTAGTTCAGATTCGTGGAGCTCGAGTGACAGTGGTAGCAGTAGTTCGTGGGATTAATTCACACAGAGATATAATGGTATTCAGTAATTTTTAACATACTTGGAGAAATAATATGGCATTTTTTAAGAAACTTATGAATATGGTCAAGGGCGTGGCAAACGACACACTGGATGCTGCATCTGATCCCGGACGTGACGCACGTCAGGTGGTCCGTGATCTGGAAGATCAGTTGGATAAAGCCAATCAAGCTATGTTGGACGTCCGTGCACAGAATGAAGTTCTGAAGGCAAAACGTGCTGTTGCGGCCGCAGACGTTGACAAATGGGCAGATGCTGCCCGTAAGGCAATGGTGGCAGGTGATGAAGGGTTGGCTCGCGAATGCCTAGAAAAGAAAGTCTCTGCAAAAGGTACTATGGATGCCTATCAGGCACAATTGGATAATTTTGATCCAACGGTGAAACACCTCCAAGAACAGATTGCTTCGCTACAAGCCAAGAAGGAAGACCTGGCAAATCGCACCGATCTGATTGTGGCCCGGTCCGAAGTAGCCGATGCCGAAGTGAAAGCTGCTACCACTCTTGCCGGTATCGGTGCTTCATCCAGCGCAGCTGATTTTAGCAAGATTGAGGATAGCGTCTTGCGTCGTGAAGCTCGCGCCAAGGCAGCATCTGGTATGGCCGACGAGAAGACTGGCAAATCGTTAGAGGATCGTGTTGCCAAACTGAGCAAGACTGGAATCGACGATGAACTGGCTGCCCTGAAGGCAGATATCGTTAAGTAATTAAACGCGTCGACATCAGTTGACGCATACCGAATAATATTGCACAATACATATATAAATTAACTTTAGAGAAAGAATAAACTATGTCCCACTATCTTAAAGAAGGTGAAGTACTGTGGCCCACTACCGAGGGTGCATACGATATCCGCAGTAAGCTACCTCTTGGTACCTACACGGTTGGTTCTTCCATGCGCGGTTTCTATCTGAAACCAATTACCGACTTTGAAATCAAAGGTAAGATTTACGGTCAAACCACCCGTCAAGCCGACCGTATTCTGAGCACCTTTCATTCCCGTCCTCATAGCACTGGTGTATTGCTGAACGGTGAAAAGGGTAGCGGCAAGACCATGCTGGCCAAGCTGATTTCTCAGAAAGCTACTGAACAAAATATCTCTACGTTGGTGATCAACAGCCCCTTCACCGGTGATAGTTTCAATACCTTCATCCAATCCATTGATGAACCGTGTATTATCGTGTTCGACGAGTTCGAAAAAGTGTTCAGCCAGGAAGAGCAGGAACAGACACTAACCTTGCTGGATGGTGTTTATCCTACCAAGAAAATGTTCATCTTGACCGTGAACGACAAGTACCGTGTGAACCAGCATATGCGCAACCGCCCGGGTCGTATCTTCTATATGCTGGACTTTAAAGGTCTGGATGCCAATTTCATTGAAGAATATTGCCAAGATAATCTCAATGACAAGTCGCATATTCCTCAAGTGTGTCGCCTGACTATGTTGTTTGATTCTTTCAACTTCGACATGCTGAAGGCGCTGGTGGAAGAAATGAATCGTTACAACGAATCTCCTAACCAGGCACTGGAAATGCTGAATGCAAAACCGTTTAGTGAAGGTAATGCCCGCCATCTGATTACTGTCTTCCGTAGTGGTAAGAAAATTGACAATGATTCTATCTATCCGGGCGTAATCCGTGGCAATCCTGTTGCACAAGATGAGCTGAATCTTAGTTTCAGCGTTGCCAAGGATGGTAACGACGATGATGCGGACCATATTGAACTGGACATTACTCCTCGTCATCTGAAGAAGATTGATCCGGAAGCTGGTACCTTTACGTATGTCGTTGATGAAGGTACTCCGAATCAGACCGTGATCACGTTTACTCGTGAATCTTACACTAAGCAGTCGGGTAGTTGGATGGACGCATTCTGATTGACAATAAGGCCCTTAGGGTCCTATTATTAACACTTAAAGGAGTTAACAATGATTCGCAAAGTAATGATTGGTATGGTATTGGCAATTTGTGCAATGACTGCTTCCGCAGGAACCGTGATTGATACTTCTGGCCTTACTGATGCTCAAATTGCAGAGTTGAAAGCAAGTGCGGCGAGGGCAGTAGCAGATGCAGCAAAAGGTGTAGAACCGGTTGCGAGCAAAGATGTGAGTACCACTGTAACCTTGGCTGCAACCTGGGGTCAGCAAGCTGCCACGGCAGCTGAAGGATTTGCCAAAGCGCTCGGTATTGCCGCTCGCGAACTCGGTGTAACAGTTAATGACTTCCTTCACACCGATGCTGGTAAGTTGACTGCAATCCTGATTATCTGGAAGGTTGCAGGCGCGGCAATTGTCAAGGCACTCTATGGCACCTTGTTTGTTGCAGTTGGATTGAGTGTTGCTCGGGTAATTTACTACCGGCTATTTACGCTTGAATACAAGCAAGTGGAATATTCTCGATTGTTTGGTGCATTCAAAGGTACCAAAATGGTGCGTGTACCGAAGACGATTGGGCAATTTAGGGACGATGGCGAATGGCTTGCGCTCTGGATGATGATCGGCACTGTCGTTCTTACACTTGCTGTTGGTACTGTGTTCTTCTAATATCAGTTGACATAGAGTTAGCAACAAATTAAAATAAAGGTTAGTGAGAAATCACTAACCTTTTTTCACAGGATGCAAGAATGAGAGTACAAGTTCGCAAATGCCCATTTACTGGTGTAATTTTTGAAGAATCAAATATTCAAGAATACATTGAACATCTTTTCAATCTTCGAGAAAATATGAAAAAGGAGCGTAAATTTCAACGCATCCGAAGTTCCTTCAAAGCCTGGCTTTGGGAAGAAAAACAAAAGATCACTGACATCAATATGGTGGTTCCGTGGTTTTTGAAAAATCAAAGTTCCATCATGGATGCACACAATGCAATCAACTGTCCTCGTGGCAAATCTCCCTTGGATGATCCGTTTTACAAAACTGATAAATTTATTAATATTACCTTGCGGGCGTATTATAGTGATCGCGTGTCAAATTCTCATCGGTGCCCTGACAATGGTGTAACCAATTGGTGTGCACGTGATCCCAATCTACCAACTGGGTATCCTGGATTCCAGGGACGTATTGAAGGCGCCCTTGTTCGGTCAAAGAAAAACAATAATTCCTACCCCTATACTGATGCATTGAATCTTGTAGGTATTAAAACTGGCACTGGCGGCGGCGGCAACGGATCATGGGGTTATGATGTCAGCCTTTTCCTTGCGGATTGGCCCGGATTATCGCAGACAGCTCTTGCAAATAAGATCGCGGGTAAAGAATCATGATTCAGCAACACAAATCAACTGCAGATGAGATAATCAGACCGAAAATTATAAAATTCGGTACAAGATATCGAATTAAACTTAGTAAATATCTCTCTGGATGCCCAACGGTTTGGCAAAATTTCATAAGAGCACAGAAAGTATCAAGCAGTATCGGTGTTCGTAAAGAAGTTATTATCGAACTACTTAAACCATATAATGTTGAATATTATGGATCACAGGATAACTGGCAAAATCCACGACTTGATTTTGAGAGAGAAGAAGATGTGCTTGCATTTATTCTAAGATGGTCATGATCTACATTTATGTGAATGGTTGGTATAAATTTAAACATCAACTCGGTGTGTACCGCAAATATAGGTGGTGTCTTGAATGTGTAGAACCCGGTAACTGGTATTACCATGATGGGGATTTTGGTTTTAAGATCGAACAGGATGCGCTCGCGTTCATGCTAAAATGGGACTGAAAGTAGAAACAACAGATTTTGATACCATTTTTCGTATCATTAGGGAATATCACTGGAAATCTGTTGGATTAAGAACTATGTGGTATAATAGGACCGAGATTGAAAAGTGGCTTGAATGTAACTGTGATGGTAAAGTCCGATATCACGCAGCACTATTTGCATTCAGTCATCCTGAAGATGCTGTTTTGTTTGCACTGAGGTGGTTATGAAGTGGTCTGAGAAGGAACAGTGTTGGTGTGTTATACCCATTGGTCATGAGAACATCATGGATGTGGTAGATTGGTGCACTAAATTATTTGGGCCATGTAAAATAACCGGAAAACGCAATGGCACATGGAGTTGGAGTGATGGTAAATTCTATGGGTTAAAACGTAAGTCCTGGGATGATACAATAGAGTGGATGGATGAGAGAATCTATTTCTCCTTCAAAGATAAAAGTGATGTTACTTTCTTTGCATGCAAGTGGGGAATAAAACATGAGTGAGGTGCTGCGATGCACGAATTCTGGATAGATGTAAATTCCTGGCAGGAAGCAGACATAATATTCGTATGGTGCGAAGAGAGGTTCGGCTCTTATCGATATGCACCAGATCCACAAGAGTGGAAGTTTTACACTAACAACAGGACGATTTGTGTGATATTCTTTAAAGATGAGGATGCAACCGTATTCACACTAACATGGGGAGATCGCATATTACCTGTTGACGGATCTGGTCACTCCTTTTAAAATACAACCATGAGCAAAGAATTTGGTTTTATCGGCTGGTGCAATGAAGATAACCACGACAAGGTGTGGGGTTATTTTTATCGACCATCACCTGCTTACGATACCGAGGTAGCGCAGCGTGGGTGGTCAGTCATTCCTCGCAATGTCTGCATCTTCTGGGGACGGCGTGGCAAGGCCATACAATTTAAGGCCACTATCGGTGACTATGAACTTGCCACGCTTGTAGATAGCAAAATTAAAAAAGGGTACAATCGAATTACCGAAACAAGATTGTACGAGATTTGGCCGTCCTTTGAGATGGAGAAGGATCTAAAACTTACGGTAGAAGTCTTGGCAGGACGTGTAAAATGATAGTATATGAACGCCTAACATTTGAATCTTTTCAACGCAAGATGAAAGTGTTTGGTATTTCTTATAAAGACAAGACGCACCTCGAAGGGTATCCTGTAGTCCGCTTCGAGGATGATAAACCAGCCACACTCAATCCGGTTTATTGTTGGTGTGAAGATACACTCGGTGATAACTGGATCTGGTCCAACTCACCACATGACGATTGTGCAGAGATTTACTTTAAGAATAGCAATGATGCAGTAATGTGCAAGTTGTTATTTGCATCTACCTAAAATGACAGACTTTGAAGATTTCGATAAGAGTAAGTTTAAATATATCCTGATCAACACTATGGGATTTGATATCTATTATAGATTAGGCGACGAAATGATGAATTGGATACGATGGAACACCAGATCATTCAATTCTATCTATTTTAGAGTAAATGACTGCACATATTTTGGTCTCGATGATCCGGAAGAAGCTGTGCATTTTAGATTGGTGTATGGTTCTTACCTTAATATATACGGATCACAAACCGCTTGACACATTTGTACTGAACAGACATAATAGACACATAGCAACTTTTTAACCAACTGGAGAATAGAAAATATGGCTGCACTTGATACTTCCCGTACCGAACGTCCCCGTGATGTACGAGCACTTTTGACCCGTTGCATGAGGGTGGGTCGTCCTGCAATGATTTGGGGTCCTCCGGGCATTGGTAAGTCTGAACTGATTGCCGAAATCGGCCAGGAACAGAACCGTCCCGTGATTGACATGCGGTTGCTCCTGCTCGAACCGACCGACATTAAGGGCATTCCCTACTTCGATCCCGAGACCAAGACCATGAAGTGGGCTCAACCGTCGGATCTTCCCACCAATGATTTTCTCTCCAATGCAATCCTGTTCCTGGACGAAATCAATGCTGCTCCGCCGAGCGTGCAGGCTGCTGCCTATCAGCTGATTCTAAATCGTCGCGTTGGCGAATATCGTCTGCCCGATGGCGTGTCGATGGTTTGCGCTGGCAATCGCGATAGTGACAAGGGTGTTACCTATCGCATGCCCAGTCCGCTGGCCAACCGCTTGGTGCACATCGAGATGGCTTCTCACTTCGAAGATTGGCAAAAATGGGCAATCGGTGCTCGCGTGCACGCCGATGTGGTGGGTTTCCTGTCGCACCACAAGCAAAAACTGTTCAACTTTGACCCGAAGGGCCAGGACAAGGCGTTCGCTACTCCGCGTTCTTGGGTGTTCGTGTCGCAACTAATCAGCGATGAACTGTCGGAATCTATGAACACTTCGCTGGTGGCCGGTACTGTCGGTGATGGCCTGGCAACGGAATTCCGTGAACATCGCCGTATTGCAGCCAAACTGCCGAAATCGGAGGAGGTGCTGTTGGGCAAAGTGAAGGATCTGAGCGTGAAGGATCTGAGCGCGATGTATTCGCTGACGATCTCCATGTGTTACACCCTGCAAGAATGGGTGGCCAAGGCTCGGACCAAAGAAGACGGCTTTACCATGGATACGTGGCACGAATGTGTGGACAATTTCTTCCTGTTCATTATGAGCAATTTCCAGACCGAGATGATTGTGCTGGGTGCCAAGACTGCTCTGCGTGACTACCAGTTGCCGATCAATCATCGTCAGCTCAAGCATTTCAAGGCTTTCCATGACAAGTTTGGAAAATATATCTTGGAAGACTAAATCTATACAACAAATATCTTAGGTTCGATGGTAAGAAGTGATAAAGCCCACAGTATTGTGGGCTTTATTTTTATCTAAGTAAGCTAAAATCCTTATATAATGACAGAACTACCAATAAATCCGTATTGTCTTAATGCGTATTGTTATTTCCGTGATCACTATCGACCCACGGATGACTATTCAGCATGGCTCCGAAAGCAGGGTTTGATAGACCGAACCTATGATATAAACGGGAGAATTAAATCAGTAGTATTTTCCTCTGAAGAAAAGGCCTTAATTTTCAAATTGAAATGGTCCTAACATCAGTTGACTTAACGTAATATCTATTATATAATATTGGTATGGCAAAATACACACTAAAAACGTTTTGCGGTTCAAATGAGTTGGAGCGCTTTGAAAATCGTAATCCGAGTAAACTTATCTCTGTCTTGATACATCCTCGTTTTGATCGTTCAAAACAGGATCCATATGATCTGGAAAAACACGCCGACCGATTTGAAATCTATGATTCACATCGATTTAAACTCTTCAGTGGTCGTATAGATGACGCTATCGCTTTTGTAGATAGGCTAAAATAAAAAGAATGGAATCGACCCCAGTTACAAGAGACGGTGATGAATGTTGGGTGTTACCTGATGGTACCTATCATCGTGAAGATGGGCCGGCTTTTATTTCACGTAATGGAGCCATGGAATGGCTCCATTACGGTAAAACTCATCGAGAAGACGGACCTGCTGTTATTTGGGCAAATGGTCGGGTGCACTGGTATCTCAATAATCATCAGATTCGTTCCGCTAAAAAATTTCAGGAAGAACTCGGCCTCTCAGACGAGGATATGACTGCACTGCTTCTTAAATATGGTAATATTAGATAATTCAAAGGGTGTATGAAAGAACCTAATCAAGATGAGTTAAGAAAGATGCTCAATGGAGTCAAATACTTTGCTTGGATACCATCTTGGTCAAAATGGACTGGCTGGTTTTGGCTCAGACACTATTGGATTTTCTACAGTGGTGGCAGAAATCCAGATGGAAATGTATTTGTTTGGAGTGGTTCACCTGAAGATTTTAGGCCTCTGGCAAAGGCTGTATTTTTAAATGAAACCGATGCATTAATTTATAAATTACAGATGCAAGAGACATATTAATCAATTGACTACTCAATTAAATCGCGATATAATTACACAATAACATATGAGGTATTAAATGGCAGATACAAGTCCCGAAGCAGTCCTTGAACAACTTACCCGAGCACGCATTTCGCTGCTTCTCCAACAACCTTTTTGGGGTACGTTGGCAACGAGGTTGATTCTCAGAGATGCAACCGATCAGGAATGGTGTAAGACCGCAGCCACCGATGGCCGGAATTTTTACTACAATCGTGATTTCATCTCCAAGCTCAACAAGCAAGAATGTATCTTCTTGGTTGCGCATGAAGTTGAACATTGTGTTTATGACCACATGGATCGCCGTGGTAGTCGAAATGCAAAGGCTTGGAACGCTGCTGCCGATTATGTGATTAACTGGGAGTTGCATGAGCACAATGTCGGCAAACTTCCAGACCCTACAACCTCTGGTGTTCGTGCCTGTTTTGATTCTAAATACAAGGGCATGTTCACGGAAGAAGTCTATGAACTGCTGATGAAGGATCCTAATCAGCAGTTCCCAGAATTCGATATCCACCTTGAGCCCGGCGACGGTAAAGGTGATCCGATGACCGAAGAAGAACGTCGTGGATTGTCGGACGAAATTCGCAATGCGGTAATGCAGGCCGCAAAGGTAGCATCTGCTGGTAGTGTGCCTGCTGGTGTGAAACGCATGCTGAAGGACTTGGTCGAACCGCAGATGGATTGGCGTGAGATTCTCAACATGAAGATTCAATCCATGGTTAAAACCGATTTTACCTGGAGTCGTTGTTCGCGTAAGATGCAGGCCAGCGGAATTTATCTGCCAGCAATGAAGAATGACTTCAAGATCGAAGCCGCGGTAGCAATTGACTGCTCTGGTTCCATGAGCGAAGACATGCTGCGGGACCTGCTGAGTGAAGTTAAAGGTATCATGGAACAATTCGCTGACTTCAAATTGATGTTGTGGTGTTTTGATACCCGTGTCTATAACTATGTGGAGTTTACCCCTGATACCCTGGATGATATCGATCATTATGAGATCCAAGGTGGCGGTGGCACCAGCTTCATGTGTAATTGGGCTTTCATGAAGGAAAAAGGCCTTCAACCTGAACGCTTTATTATGATGACTGATGGTTATCATGAAGGTACGTGGGGGGATCCGGATTGGTGTGATACGCTGTTCCTGATTCACGGCGATCCTGCACGCCGCCTGGTGTCGACATTTGGTATGACGGCATGGTATGAACCCGATGGCCATTCTCCTCAAAAGAGGAAATAATACAAAGGATTATCATGAAAAAGTTATTGCTTATGGTGCTCATCGTTACTATGCTTGCAGGATGCACAACTCGTACTGAATATGGTACTTGTGTAGGTGCATTCGATGACAAGGACCCGGCACTGGTATATAAACTTGATGCGTGGAATACAGTTCTTGCAATTGTATTCTTTGAAACTATTTTTGTGCCAGTTATTGTTGTTGCCAACGAAACTTTGTGTCCTGTGGATAAAAAGAAATAAGTAATCTCTATGAATAACTACATGCTACCGACCAATGATGAATTCATTGAAGAAATTGCAAGGGCAATTAGCAGAGATCGGCTGTTTCGCGAAGCTGCTGATTTGCTACAGTCTGCAACCGGTCATCGACTGGACGAGTCACCAAATATTGATAAAGAGTTTGGCCGAGAGTTTGATCGCCTGTGGTCCAGTAAGGATGAAATCGGCGAGCTTAATCGAGAAAGCTATAGAGCCGATGCTCGTGTCGCTATCAATCGGATCAATTTACTTCTTTTGACGAACACGCAATCATAATAGCTAAATACATCAAGGACACCTTGATGTATCAAACCTCATTACTTTTTCGTATTAAAGATTCAGCTGCACTCGAAAAACACCGTATTTTAGAGATTTTTTTTAAATCGTGGATAGATAATACCTGTAATAACGAAGTTGGGTATACGCTCGAAAAGGTTGCAGAAGTTTCGACGGATGTATCACAGTGGCAAGAATTATACAGAGTTGACTTTGAACACATCGAAGATGCTACTGTTCTGAGGCTCAAAGGTATACCTACCGAATTGCAGAACTATGTCGAGATTGTGACCTGACGCGAGTTGACACACTGGATTATACTTTGTATAATCAGTTATACAGATCTAATTAATTTAAGAATACTATGTCCGATTGTCTATTACTTAATGCAAATGGTATGCCACTTTCGCTCGTTCCACTTTCCGTGGTTACGTGGCAAGTTGCCATACGCCTACTTGTCACCGACAAGGTAAGAGTGCTGAAAGAATATGATGATTGGGTAGTACATTCACAGCATATAGACATGAAAGTTCCATCCATCATTATTATGACTGAACAAGTTAAGTGGGCCAAAACACTTAAGTACAGCCGTAACAATGTCTACCTGCGGGATGACTTTACTTGTCAACTTCAGACCACAAGTCGGTGCCGTGAAAATGGTGGTCAGACAAAACTTGTTAATCTAACGTTGGATCACGTAGTTCCTAAATCGCAGGGCGGAAAAACAACCTGGACCAATGTATGTACTTCATGCAAAGATTGCAACAGTGACAAAGGCGACGATGCAACTATTGTGCCTAAAAAAATGCCTAAAAAACCGACCTACTATGAAATTCTTGCAAAGCGCAAGCTATTGCCTATCCACATTAAGGATGAAGAATGGAAATATTATGTCGATTGGCCAGATAATTTGATTAAGGTTGTGCATCATGGTCATGGTAGCACAACTTTGCCAGATCAGGTAGAAGAATAATACACTTACAGAATAGGGCCCCCGGGCCCTATTCTTATGACTATTAAAACCCAAGAGAACAATAAAGATCTCGATTTCTGTCCAGAAAAATCATAATTTCTGTAACGAAAAGGTAAATAAAGTTAGCATTTAATATGTTAATCATTTATTCACAAGGAGATATAAAATGACAAAGAAAAGCAAGACTTCGACCGCAAACGTACCAGCACCAGCACCAGCACCAGTAGAAACACAAGCAGTGGCTACACCAGATGAAGAAACAACAACTACGCTCGAACCAGTTCAACTTACAATCGCCGATCTTCAACTATTGGCTCGCATTGTTGACTTAGCTTCTCGCCGTGGTGCCTTCCAGGCCAATGAACTTTCACAAGTCGGTGATGCTTATAATAAGCTGGCTGGCTTCCTGGCTTATGTTGAACAATCGCAAAAATCTGAAGAAGAAGCCAAATCTGCCGAAACAACAACGGCGGCATAAACAAAATGTTTCTATATCGAATTACCAACAAGATAGATGGTAAAGAATATATTGGTATCACTTCGATGCCCAATATAAGATTTTCCGATCACACCAGGGCAGACAGCCTTGTTGGTAGAGCGATACAGAAATATGGAAAAGACAACTTTGTTATGCAGGTATTAGTAGAGGGACCAGATCAATATATTATTGATTTAGAAACTCCAGCTATACTTGCATTCCAGACATTACATCCAAACGGATATAATCTTTCTCTGCAAACTCAAAAATCTTTCAAACATCACGAAATCACCAAAGAGAAGATGCGTAAACCTAAATCTGAGGAAGCTCGTAGAAATATGAGCATAGCAAAGAAGGGGAAACCAAGTGGTCGATTGGGTAAACCAAATCCCATGAAGAAGACCACACCACACGGTAATATAGGTAAAATTCGTTCACAAGAATTTAAAGATAATCTTACCGGCAAGAAGCAATCATATGAAACTAAAGAAAAACGACGGAAGACTTTAGAAAGTATGGACTTGACACAACCGATCGTCACTTGTCCACATTGTGGTAAGAAGGGTGGAGAATATACAATGCCGAGATGGCATTTCGATCGTTGCAAATTTAAAGGAAAAGAAAATGATTGAAAATCTTAAAAAACATTCCGGCGTGTTAAAAAACACCGGTGTCCGAGTTGCAGTCGTCTTTAGAAAATTGCCAACCGATGACAAAGTGTGTTTAATTGTTGAGACGGAGCGCCTACCTGACAGTTATCATGACTATATAATTCAAACACTCAATTCGAAAGAAGCAACAGAGACAAATGATTTCTATGAGGTATTGAACCGTAGAACTTTCCCAGACGGTACCAATTGTCTGACATCGTTACACCAACGTGGATATCTCCGAAGAGAACCAGTCTCGAACGTAACAATGATGCCTTTGCCAGGTCAAGCCGTTCCTCTCGAACTCATTAATGCTACAATTGATAAGAAGGTTGATGAATATCTGGCCAGACAGAAGGCAGCGCAAGCCGATAAGAGCGAGGACATTAAGACAGTTATTGATAGTGTAGCTGTTAAATCAGATCCAGCAATGACCGCAAAGGGTCTTATTATTCAGGCCGAACTCCTTGAAAAAGAGGCTGCCGCTAAAAGAGAAGAGGCTTACACGCTGGATCCAGAATCCAGGCCAGGTCGTGGTCGCCCTGCCTTGCCTGAAGATATTAAAGAACAGAAGCTCGAAGATCGTAAGGCAAAGAGACGCGAAAGAGATCAACGTAAGGCTGCTGAAGCAAAGGTCGAGAAGAGAGAATCTTCGATCACCGCCAAAGTGAATGCAAAAGTCGTTCGTGATGCCGCCCGTAAAGACGCCTAATATCACCCTTGATAAAGTAGCCGGTTTATTCTGGCTACCTTTTTAATAAATACCTATAACCGGGGGTATGAAATGACTAAAAAGGTAACAAACTTCAGCCTGGATAAGGCTATCAATAGAATTGCTAGACCATCGGTGTTTGATCGCATAGTAAAAGAAATAGATGCAAAAGAAATACCAGCAAGGTATATAGAACAGATTCTGGTTCAATACTATGATGGTAACGTGATTGAACTCAGTGGAGATGAGATAACTCACCCGATTCCGATGAACAGAAATGTCCATTGGGAATTAATGAAAGAATCATTTAAAAAGATGAGAGATGTTAAAGTTTTTATTTCAACTGATAAATTAGAACTTGATGTAAACATCATGGTCGAGGATATTCTTGGTAAATATTGCTAAGTTTGCGAATGTTTCCTGATCTTACAAATGGCCCAGATAATCTGGGCCATTTGTGTTTGTGTTCTACCATATTGACACACATCTGTAATGGTTTTACAATACTATTACTATGAAAAAGCTCTTATTTGCCCTGATTCTTGTTGTTTCATCTAGTGCGGCCATGGCCGGCTTCAATTCCTGGGAGTTGACCGAGGTACGTGATACGAACCATGTACCGGTTGGATATGTTTATTCTATAAACTCAACAGGAACTGCTTCTTTCGGAGATAAAACAACCAAATCAATTACCAGCCTAAGGTTGATCTGTTCTCTTAAAGGTGGAAATCCGATCTTTGCAATCTATTGGAATAAAAGGATTGGCCCCAATACCTTGGTCCCGACAGTAACAGTGGATGGCACACAACCTGTGCTCGATGAACCCACTGTATGGGTTCGCGATGGTGGAAAGCTTGTATACCGAGATCTTTATAAATCTCAAAATTTGTTGAAGGCAGCAAAGACTGGAAAAGAACTCAGTTTTGAGATACGGGATGACATGTCTGTTTTTTACAAAACGACGTTTTTATTGAGTGGCTTCGATTATACCGATTTCAATACGAAATGTAAGACACAACTATAAATAGGGATATAATAATCAGGAATTTTTATGATCCGGAACTTGGCCATTACGCTGCTGCTTTCTCTTATTGGAAGCTTTTTAATTATTTCATGGCTGTTTACGGAGGAACCCACTAAGGCGTTTCTATACACGTCGACGAATAATGATCTCCCACCAGCCGGAATAAAGAATTACAGCATGGAATTTAGGGATAAATCAATTCTGCTCAATATTGAATTAAACAAATCAATGTCTTGTGAAGAGGTGGTTGAGGTCTTAGGTATTGAAAATATTACTATCAAGGAGCATATCTATGCACCTCAGTGTAGTATTATCAATCCGCGATTTATTGTTATTACTTACAAAGAAGTGACATTGGTGTGAATGATTTTATATTTGTTGAGTTCATGTTCGAGTCATTTGATGCGGCAATTGGCATTAAAAAACTTGCAGAACTTGGTAATGATTTTCGTCAAGTTGGCAAAGAAAAACAATACTATGGCACCCGTGGTACCGAACTTGTCTCAGTCTCAGGAAATATTAATTCTACGACTGCATCTGCTCTCAAACTGCAGGATGAATTTCTGAGCAAAAGGATGCGCGTATCCTATATACCCGCCGCACTTAAAAATAGTTACAGACAATGATATTTTATAGTGATACATACTATTATAATTTGATAGAAACGCTCGAGTGTGAAATTATTGAGATTGTTACTATCAGTTTGTATGGTGCTGGAAAGATGGAAATCTGCGATTCGCACCACAACGGACAGTTATTTCAAGCCGATGAATCTTTTCCTACCTACTGTAAACTTGTTTATGGATTCGAACCTGCTGCAATTTCCGATGAGGAATTTAGACAACTTTGTATTGATCGCATTACTTTTTTCAGTAAAGCTCGTACTCGAGCACTCCGCAACATCATTTATGCATCCAGATCAAAGAAGATAAATAATGGATGACAACTACTATTGCAAGCATCCAAGCGTTGCCGACAAGCCCATATGAAGGTACTGGATTTGTTGGAATTGTTATTACGAGTGGCGTCCCGAGTTACTTTAAGATTATTGGGAATCAGCTTGATAAAATTGTAGACGTTACCTGGTATCCAACAAATCCAGCCAGTGTAAAATTTATTACACGCCAATTGATATTGGTAGACGCAAACACTGGTACTTTCATGATTAAGGTGACAGATAATTTCCTGTATAACTATGATCGCGGAGGCAGAATAAGCTTCAGATTGGATACTGGTCAGACAATTACCTTTCCTGTTGTAACATATGGCCCGGTTAGTGCATTTCCGTTATGGTCGAGCCCGAGTTCCGGGCTTGTTACCGGTTGATTTATACTTACTCTGTTGCATAATGTGACAAAGTGTAATAAAATTATGCAGTAAAGGTAAATTAATTGAAAAAATTACTCATCACACTCTGCCTTCTTTTATGCGTCAGCGATGCCGTATTAGCACGTCACCGACATCGAGTCTCGAGACCAGTTATTCCACCTGCATTCACTACCCAGAGTTTTCTGGTAGCTGATAACGAAGGTAATATTATTAAAGAACATGATAGTGATCTGGTTCGTCCCATTGCATCTATTTCCAAATTAATGGTCAGTCTTCTTGCATCCGAACAAGACTTGACTGAATCATTAGACATTCCAAAAAAGAGAACCGTTCAGAGTCATATTCCGTTCAGACTGCTTACCCTAACTCGAGAAGAATTACTTACGTTAGCATTGGTAAAATCGGACAACTTTGCTGCACAAATTCTCTGTAATAATCTTCCAGACTGTATTGAAAGAATGAACGAGAAAGCCCAAGAACTGGGAATGATTGATACTCATTATTTTGAGCCGACTGGATTGAGTCGCGAAAATGTTAGTACCGCCCGGGATCTCCTAAAACTGATGTTGGTATCTGCTGATAATCCAGTCATATCCAATTTGTCAAAGATGCCGATTGCATATATTTCAACGGGTAAGAGAAAATTTAGAATCAATAATACCAACCCGCTGACCAGTAAAATGGATGTATTCTTATCAAAAACAGGATTCACACGCCCTGCTGGCGGCTGCATCGTTATGGGAGTAAATTCGCCGATTGGGCAGCGATTTTTCATATTGTTGGGGAGCCGTAATTCACATACCCGCATCCCCGAAGTCGAGAGACTGTACGATGAGGTGCAATTCGATGCCTATCGCTTGCATTAAATACTGCATTATTGTATAATGAAGTATGGTAATCCTTACATTTCGTGTCAAACCCGAAGATGCGCCCGGCGAACAGGCTTGGCTCAACGAAATGAAAATATATCCATCAACTGAAAGTTGGTTTGATTGGGTAGCAGATAAAAGATTTATAGCATTTGGTATGATTGTATCACCGGAGGCAGCGGTAGCAATTAAACTTCGCCATCCGACAGCACATCAAACAAATTATGTAAAATAATGATAGATACAGAAGAAAAAATGTCACGTGTGTATCATATCAGGGTTAGCAATACCCGATGTTTCGATATATGCGAAGCCTGTTTAAAACTAAGGATCCAGTGTGAGATTCTGCATGAGTTAAGTGGGCTTGGGACGGCCTTATACCGTGTGTGCATGTATCCATCGGATGCTCTGATACTAAAGTTATCGGTTCCAACACTTGGTTGGACTGATTGTGGGACAGTTAATGATTATATCAAAGGAAGATAATGAACGACAAACAGCTTACCCAATATACCTTCACATTTTCTCGAGAGGATGAAAGACAATTCAGAAATATCATGAGCCGGCTTGAACCGGATGAGTTCAGGATTGTGTCAGAAATTGCGCCAACTGATACAGAAAATAAATATAGTGACTTGCAGACAGTAATGGAAATGGAGCCTGAGGCTGCCTCGACTTTCCGATTTGGTATGAAGGTTCTTAAAATCCGTAGACTAAGGACTGAGGAAGAATTGGCAGAGGAAAAAGCAAACGAAGATCGACATAAAGTTACTATTGTTGTGCACACAGGTCAGCAACCATAATGTCTCTGACTAGCCGGATTAGATTTATATTTGCATTAAGTGTATTTTTTCTGGCTCGTATGTTACATATTTTCGGTGGCGTAGCTATAGGTTCAAGGCTCGAGAAATGGACTGGAATAGATAACAATCAAAATGAATAATAAACTGTTGCAAGATATGATGAGGGTAGCTGATGCTCACGCCTTTCGAACCGTGGGGCATGATCGACATGAAGATCGACATCAGGTTTACAGCGAAAAACTTGCAGAATTAATTGTTCAGG